GCGGCCTGGGGTGCGCCGAAGCCGATGCTTGCCGATCGGGCGTCCGCGGTGTGGGTCAGGCTGCGGAGCATGTCGCCGTAGCGGTCGAGCAGCCGGCCGTGCCCGTCGTCCGGGTAGTTCGCCTTGGTGCTCTCGGCCCACGGGGTCCACTTGGCTCCGCCAGGATCGGACATGGTTTCGAAACGGTTGCTGATGCGGGTCTCCATCAGCATGCCAATCCGGTCCAGAAGTGGCGCTGGGTCGTCGATGCGCTTTCCGACCTGGTCGAGGTAGTCGGTGATGAACTTGGTGTCGGCGGTGATCGTGAGTGGCATGCGTTCAATCCTCCATCGGGTTGTCACCTTCGCCCAGCATCCAGCGGACTGCTGCCTCGACGCCCTGCTCGAAGGTCGCGCCGGGCCAGCGTGAGCCGGCGTCGAAGGCCTCCATGCACTGATTGAGTACTTCGTCGATTTCGTTTTGGGTGGGCGCGTGCATGGTGTCTCCTATCTCGTCTTCGAGCGGATCAGGTCGGCGAGTGCAGCTGCACGGGCTGCCGCCTTGCCGGCGTTGTAGCCGAAGCCGGGGTCTACGCCGATCGGGACCTGGCGGATCTCACCGGTGCGTCGGTCCACCCACTCGCGCATCCGTACCGGGCCGAAGCCGGTCTTGTTGAATCGGGCCCCATCCGGCGCCACGCCCCGCTCGTAGTCTCGCTGCGAGACCGCCACCACCCGACACCGACAGCGCCACCCGTTGGGCGGCAGGTAGTAGTCCCAGGCCGGGTCATCGACCGGGAGCACCAGGTTGTGGAGCGAGCGATGCGAGGCGCGCACCTTTTCGTCGCCCATCGTGATGTAGCGCAGGTAGGGAAAGGCCGTCTTGGTGCGCTGGATGCGCTCCCATTGGCCTGCGGCGTAGGCAGTGCGGGTGTTGGTGTCGTAGATCAGCTTTAGGCGGCGAGCATCGAAGGTGGTGGTGCGCTGCTCACCGTCCTTGCCGGTGATCGTCTTCTCGCCCCACCAGCCCGCATCGACCAGTGCCCGCTTGATGTCGCGCATCCAGTCCCGGCGGGACAACTCGCCATCGACCGATCGGGTGATCGCATCGCGAATCGTCTTGAGCAGGTCCGCTCGAGCCAGGCGCGACACGGTGAACTGGGCGGCATGTTCGTCCTGCCACAGCTCGTACCAGTCGTCGGTGGTCGTGAGCAGATCGCGCGCCTGCAGGTAGGCGATCGCCTCTTGGGGCGGGAGGCGGAAGATCTGCGCGAACTCGGCGGGCGTCATGCATCGGCTCCGGCCGCGCCGGCCAGACGCGCGGCTCCGGCCAGTTGCGCGAGGCGCTCGGCAAGCGGGCCCGCATCGGGGGCGTTCTCGGCGGCGAGCAACGCGCTGATGCGCTGCAGCACCTGCTCGGCGGTCTCACCGGCGTCGGCGGCGTCGGCGATCGCGGCAAGCACCGGGTCGGTGATCGGCGTGATGACCTCCTCCCATTCGACCAGCGCCTCATCCACGGCATCGTCGATCGCATCGCGCTCGCCGGGCTCGGCAAAGCTCGCCGTCGCCCCTTCCTGTGTCTCGGCTACAGATTCCTGTGCTTCGCCATCAGATTCCTCGTTGTCGACAACGGGAACGGTTGCGGGACGCCGCCCCGGCAGAGCAGGCGGTTGCGCGGGTGCCGGCGCCTTCTTCTCCCAGCCCTCGCCGTACTTCGCCCGCACCGCGTCCAGGTTGAGCTCGAAGCCCATCTCCGACACGTTCTTGTCCGTCTCGCTGCTCGCCTTCAGGTCTTCCTCCTCGGCGATCACGCGATACACCAGGCACGGTGCCAGCCCGTTGTACTCGCAGATCCAGCGGATCAAGGTGTTGTTGAGCGTATCGCTCAACAGATCGCTGTCGGCCTGCACCAGGTCGAGCCGCACTGCCGTGCGCTCCTTGCTCGCCGCGGCCAACGCGCCGCCACCGCTCGTGCGCGGCTCCTGCCCGAGCAGCACGCCGGCGATCCAGTCGTCCATGTAGTTGCACAGCGACTCCTGCGTCGACACCGACCCCGTCAGCTTGCTCTCGAGCAGCTCGATCTGCATGCCCTCGGGCGTCATCACCACGCCATCGTTGCTGATCGCGCGCAGCGCATCGAACAGCGTGCCCTTCTCCTTCGGGCCGGCATTGCGCGGATACTTGCCCCACGGCGTGGGGCTGCCGAAGCGGTCGTTGAGCTTGTTCCAGGCGATGATGCCTTTGCGCTTGAAGAACACCGGCCAGTACAGCTGCAGACCCAGCCCCGTTCCGTACGGGTTATCGTCCTCGGGATTGACCCGATGCACGATGAACTTGCGGTCCGCGAGCTGCACGCCGGTCAGCATGTTCTCGCGCGTCAGCAGGCGCAGCTCGGGTGGCGCGTTCTCGTCCTGCTGGACGAACCGGAAGCGGCGCTGCGCCCGCTTCACCACCCGCTCGGGCACGATCCTCCCGTCGCGCACTGCCCACACGATCTCGCTCACCGCAAAGCCGCGCAGCAGCGCGTCCATCAAGTCACGGCACACCTGGTCGAACGCGCAGCGCTTCAAGATATCGGTCACCACCTCCGCGGAGGCTGTCCCGGCCTCGCCGTCCTCCACCGGCTCCACCTGCCATGGGCGCGAGATCAGCGCCAACTGGCGCTTCTGCAACCCCTCGAAGACCTTCCCGTCGCGCTTCAGGTCGCGGTACAGCTCGCCGTTCGGGTCGCCCTTCTCCAGCAGCAGCGGATCGTTCGTCTGCAGCACGCCCATGTACGTGCTCTCAAACGGATCACGTAGCCGGTTGGCGACTTCAGTGCCCAGCTCGGGCGCGGGAAGGCGCGTCGTTTTCTTAGCCATGCAGGAATCCTTGGATGTCGGCGCCGCGCGGGCCGTCGCTCGTGACTTCAATGGGAGCGGCCATGTTCAACGCCGCGTACTCGGTGAGCACGAGAGAAACGGCAAAGTCTCCATGCCGATAGAGCTCCGGCTCTTTCAGGTCCTTTGTATTGACGGGAAGGACGCGAGGGATGCCGTCGACGTTCTCAATGGCCCGCAGGTCCTCTTCGACGTTCGCGTCGCGGGGGAGGTCGTAGTCATCGTCCTCGAAACGCTGCACCATCTTCGGCATGTACTCGGCGTACCACTTCACGTTGAGTACAACCTGGTGGATGCAGTCGTGGCCGTAACGATCGGCCGTGTACTCGGCAAGCGTCAGCCCGGGGCCGGTCGCATCCATCGCCCCACCACGGAACATCGGTCCAAGCAGCTCAATAAGTGCCCAGAGAATCCGCTCCTGCTGTCGCGACGGAACGTTGTGTAGTTCGATCACGAACGGCACGAAGCGGCTCAGAGACTGCGTGATCTGTGCCGGCGTGATCACGGTGAAGTTGCGATGGCGCGCGAAGTCCATGCCGAACACCGTTTGCAGGTTCGGGTCCAGACGCGCAATCAACGGCTTCATGAATACCTTGACCCACATCGCAGCCACCAGGTCGCGCTCGACCTCGGTCTTGCGCACGAAATCGTCGTCGAGCGTCAGACGAAGCACGGGGCGATCCCCCTTCATCGCGCGGTCGATCCAGACCCCGGGGATTGCAACGCCTCCGCCGTCGCGAGGGATCGCATCCAGTTCCTCTCGCATCGCCGCCTGCCGAGGGCCATAGGCGTGGCGGATCTTGGCGTACCACGCCTTCTTCGCTTCCGGCGACGGCGACCATCCCCTCATCATGCACACCCGCTCGTACAGCCCATTTCGTACTGCATCATCAAACGTAGCCGTATAGACTTTGGCGTCGCTCCCGTACCGACCTTTCTCGATGTCCTGGCATAGTTGGTTGAAAGGGTTGCTACGGCCGTTATGAGTCGAGATCACTCGGATCTTGCCGCCCCAGATCAGCAGCGCAGTCGCGGCATCCAGCACCGCCTGAACGTTCTGGTGGAACGCGGCTTCGTCGATGACCACGATCCCCTGCAGGCCCCGAATTGAAGCGGGCCGGGACGATAGGGCGACAATCGAAAAGCCGGACGAGAACCGAATGCGAAAGGCGCTGATCATCTGCGTCGAGCCATCGTCCCGTTGGTCCTCGAAGAGGAACTCTTCGATCCTCGAGATACCCATGGACTGCGCCTCGGCGATCACCCGTGCGAAGTGCGCGCAATACCCGATGAATTCCAACCCCTTTTCTTTCGCGTCCGGGATGTAGTAGACGTTGTCGCCGCCCGCGCTCTTGCGGCTGCTCGCGGTCAATGTGTCATCAAGAGCCTCAGCAAAGGTGATGCCCGTTCTGCGCCCCTTCGATGCCGCTTTCAATGACGCCTCTATGGCGCACCATTCGGCCTGGTGCTTCATCAGTACGCCATCGGCCAGCGGGTTCATATCGGCTGGAATCTGCTTCACCGACTCCGGCAGTTCTTCCCACTCGACAATGCGTACCGTGTCGGCGCGCGGTCTCAGTTCGTTCACGCGCGGATCCCCAACACCTTCCTGCGCCAGAAGTCGACCTGCGCTTCGTCCATGCCCTGGGCTTTCGCCTCGGCTTGAAGGTTCGCGTCCTGCTCCTCGAGCAGCTTCTCGCGCGCCGCCTTCGCCACCGCCTGGCGCTCCTTCAGGTTCAGGCTGCGCGCCTCCTGCGCAGCCTTCGCCGCACGCGCCAGGTCGAGCACGTCGCCGATCTCCAGCGTCTGGTCGGACTGGATCGCGTTCATCGCCGTCTTGCTCGCCAGCGTCGTCACTGCCTGGGCCAGCAGCGCGCCGCTCTTGGCGTCGAACTCCTCGCCCAGCTCCGCCACCAGCGCTTCGGCCGCGGCCGCCATTTCGCGCTCGTGCGCCACGATCTCCTGCACGCCCTGGCCGAACCGATGCAGCGCGCTGCGGCTGGGCAGCTCGCCGCTGGCGGCGGCGGCCGGAAAGGTCGCGTGCAGGTCCGCGATCAGCTCGTCGAGCGTCAGGCGGTTCTCGCGCAGCCGGCGGAGGATGTGCGCGCGCACACCCGGCGACTGCTTATCCACGGAAGACTTGCGGCCCACGGTCAAGCCCTCGGCCGTGCAATGCCGTCGATCACCACGCGCCCCTCGGCCGCGTCCTGCCCGCGCTCGGCCAGTGTCGCCACCAGCACCGAGCCCGCTTCGTCCACGCTCAGCGTGCCCACCTCGGCCAGCCAGCGCAGCTCGGCCTTCACCTGGTCGCGCGTCCACGAATGCCCGAGCTGGTGCAGCAGGTTCGCGATCACCGAGCTGTTGCCCCGGTAACTCGGCAACTCGGACAAGATGCGCAGGATCACCAGGCGCATGTCACGGCGAAGAAAGTCGGAATAGCTCATCGGCGCCTCACTTGTGCTGCAGCAGGTAATCGTTGATGCGGTCCAGGCTGCGCGCCAGCGGCTGCATGCTGTCGGTCACGCCCTCGAGCTTGGCGTCCAGCCGCTCCAGCCGGCCCATCAGCTCGTTGAGCTGGTTGTGGCTCGGCACCGCGCGCATCTCCGCCTCCAGCGTGGTGATGCGCGTGCGCAGCTCCAGCAACTCCTTGGCGCTCGCCGCCTGGCGGCCGATCAGCCACGAATAGATGCCGATCACCCCGATCACCACCCATTGCATCGTCCCGAAGCCGAAGTTCAGCTGCTCGATGTTCATCGAGGCGCCCCCTCCTCGTGCCAGCCGATCAACGCATCGAGCCGGCGCCGGCACTCGTCGTACCGCCCGCCGGCATCGAGCGCCCAGCGGGCGACGTGGGTATCGGTGGCAACGTGTCCGGCATCCGCTCGAGCAGCGCCGCCGGCGGCGTCGGGCAAATCGGCATCGAGGCCGGGGGCACCGTCGAGCACCCGCAAAGCAGGCTCGTCCAGGCACACACGGCCAGTGGTCGTGCGGGAAATCGCATCGTCTCGCTCCTTGCGCAGCCGCCCCGTCTCGCGGATCGCGGCAGCCAGCTGGCGGCTCAGCGTGTCGCCGCGCGTCTGCGCCGCCTGCAGGCGCTCGAGCGCCTCGCGGGTCGCCGCCTGTTCGGCCTGCAGGGTGCGCGCACGCTCGGCAGCGGCCGCACGTGCGCCGCTCGCCGCGCCGGCCTGGTAGCTCATCCAGCCCACCACGGTCAGCACCACCAGCAGCGCCGCGCCCATCGCCAAGGCAAGCGCCCCGTCGAAGTACTTGCCGATCATGCCCAGCCCTCGTGCCGCTGCCGGTAGCGATTCCACAGCACCACCGCGCCTACGATCAGCGCCACGGCCGCCACCACCAGCAGCGGATCGATGCCCAGGCCCGTAGCCACCGCGCGCACATCGGCGGATGTCGCCGAGGCCATCGCAATCGCTCCCGTCGCCATCGACACCGCCCCCGACTGCGCGATCGGGCTCGCCGCCATGCGTGACTCGGGCTCGGCCGCCGGCATGTCCGCCATCGCGCCCGCTGCCGCATCGGGCAGCGCATCCAGCGGCGGGTGATACGAGCTGTCACGGCTCAGGTACAGCGCTGCCTCGCGCGCACGCCGCGCGGTCAGCCCGCGCACCTCTTCCAGCACACCACGCACGCGCGCCTTGTTCCACAGCCCGAAGGCCCGCGCCGCCGCCAGCGCATTGCCGGCGTTGTGGGCGCGCAGCACGCTCGAGCGCGCAAAGCCCGCCAGGCCCACGTTGTAGGCCAGGCTCACCATGGCCGCGAGCTGGTGCGGCGTCGCAGGGCGGGCCAGCAACGCCTCCACGTTCTGCGCAAACTCGCCCAGCCGGGCGCACAGCAGCCGATCGGCCTCGTCCTGGGTCATCACATCGCCGGGGCGAACGTTTTCCGTCTCGCCCCAGCCGATGGTCCACACCCCCGCGATGTCGCGGTACGCCCGCAACCGACAGCACTCGCTGCGCGCAACCTCGACCACGCCCGGCCAGATGATCGGCCAGTGCAGTGCACTGTTCGGCAGAATCTCCACGGCGCCCACCCCCTGAAAATGACAACGCCCTCATGATCGAGGGCGTGTGGGGGCGGGGCTAAATGAAGGGGTTCAATGCCGGCGGGGCGTCGGCTTGGAACGAAGCGCGGGTCATCCGCTGAGCTCCGGGACCGCGGACGCGCCGATCACGACTGCATTCATCACGCCTCCACGCAAAGAACTCGCGCGGATATCCAGATTGACCAGCACCGCCCCCTTGCTCCACTCAGCCTTCTGGATCAACCGCTTCGCATCGGAATCCAGCTCGATTGGCACGTCGGCTGAAAAAGTCATGCCATCCTCTATTCGCGACACCTTGATGCGAAATCCTGCACCCTTCGAAGCATCGTTTGCCAGAACGCGGAAGGTGCCGCTGATATCGATATCCTCGGCGCGTGCGCGCTCGCCCTGGGTGATCTCGGCAACCTCGTCGCCGCGCAGCGCCACCCCCTTCGAAACCACCTCGTCCCCCGGCTTTACGGACTTCAGCAGCCGATTCTGCGTGGCCTCGAAATCCTCGCGTGTTTCACCAAGGACAGGCTGCTGCCGCACAGCCTCCGAAAAGACTCTCAGCCGCTCGGTCTCCTGTCTCGACAGCTCGACGGTCTGCTCGACCTTTTTCGCTTCCTGGCGTTCGGCAATCCAGGCCTTGCCGATCTCAACGCCGCCGACCACGACGGCGATCCCGAGGATGGTGATAACGAGGCTGCGGGAGTCCATTTTTTCAATCGCCTTGCGCGCCAGCTCGGTCAGCTGTTCATGAAGGGGTGCCTCGTAGTCCGAGGAACCCTCATCGACCTTGACCACCAGCTCCAGCAGCTCGCGGTCTTCGTCCCGGAGTCTACGCAGATTCGGCTCGCCGTAACACACATTGGCATAAGCGCGATACAGATCCCGCTGCACATCGAGCAACGGCGCCATGATCCGCGTCGGGACCGTGCCGTGCCAGTCCCGCCCGCTGACCTTCATCTGAAATCGCGGCCAGCCGTCGAACACCAACGAGAGCCTTTCCGGCAGTGCTTCGCCCTCCAGCGCGGCCTTCAACAAGGCCCACGCCTCGTCGGCCGAAGAAATGACGATTCGCTCCACACCGTCTGCTGCTGCGCTCATGCACAAACCTCCGAATCGAGGGGTATCACTTCAGCCTCACCGCCGTCCCGGTCGCCACCACGAACAGCATCGCCCGCCCGCCCCCCGAGAACTCGCTGTAATCCAGGCGCACCCCCACCACCGCATCCGCGCCGACCGAAAACGCCTCGTGCCGCAGCTCGGTCATCACCTGGCGTCGCGCGTCGCGGAGCGTGTTCTGGATCGCCCCGCTGCGGCCGCCGACCGTATTGGTGATCGCGGTGAAAATGTCCTTGAACAGGTTCATCCCGTATGCGCACTCGGCCGACACGACCTCGATCACTGCGTCGATCTCGCGGTTCGGCACGGTCGGCGTCGTCGTCAGGCACATCCGCGTCAGTCGAAGGCGTGATTCGGCATCGGCCTGCTCGCGCAATCGCGCGCGCTCCGATGCGGTGATCGGGCGCACGAAGTTGGGGTCGAACTTGGCGTAGATGACGCCGCATTGCGGGCACTCGTAGTCCGGCGCCAGGTCGGTCGGTTGCCGGGTGTAGTTGCACTTCGGGCACGTCGTACTCATCGGCTCCTCCTGACTCGACGCCTAGTTCACCTGCTTGCATTCCCACCACAGCCGATCCTTCCAATGCTTGGCCTTCTGCTGT